CATTTTGTTGTCACTGAAGCATGCAGTTAAGATTGAAGAACCAAGATATGTTATCATCAAACAACTGAGCAGAAATAAGTGACAAAAAGATATAAGAAATAGACGGTGGGTCTATTTTTTAATTCATGAAACGTCATATCCGTTGTAAAACAATTCAATTACACTAACCAAGCAATCTTCATTTGGAGAAGTTGTAAATACTTTTTTAAGTGTATCTTGTAAAACTTTAAAACGACCAACTTCTTTTTCATTAAGTGAAATGTTACCTTTATCATCAAATTTGAACATAGACTTGTGTTTTACACCTTTTGAATCCGTATATGCATCTGGATTAAATCGTACAAACCAAATGGGAACTCCAGCATCACTAAATATATTATTGACACGAACTACTTCACATGTAGTATCATAATTACTATGTTGGTTTTCATCTATTTCCGTACAAACATCATATGCGCCACATTGAGAATATATATCAGGTCTTCTTTTGCTACACCCACCTTCAATTCGCTTATCAAAGTTTGATTTAATATAAGCAAAATCATTGAAAATAGTAGATCTCAATTCTGCTACAACACGTAACTCTTTTGACTTAACACGTCGACTGAACTTCTCATCAGGGTATACAATACAGAAACATGTTGTACAAAGATCTTTGAATTTTTTTGTAGAACGGGTTGTATTACAACGAGTACACATTCCAGAACAACGTGTCATTTCTTCAGTTTTACATCCAATACAATGTGTACGCTTTGATGTTGTACCATACATTGCCAGCGTTTTTTTACAGTGAATACATACTCCATGTAGTCGATACATATCTTTAGTTTTACATTTTGCACAATGCGTTCGCTTACCTTCTAATCCATATGTTGCCTCAATTCCACACTTACATTTCCCCCCCATTCTATCTTTAACTATTTTTATATTACATAATTGGTATTCCGTTTTAAACAGAGCTAATAAACTCCCATCGTAAGTATTCACAAATCTTTTTCCATATTTGATCATGTGCTATCAAACGGTCACGAGACTTTAGCAAAGGAAAGTATGCCTTATACTCATCCAACTCCAACAACTCGAAAAACTTGAAGAGAATATATGAATAGGATAGAAAGTTAGTTCTATCATCGGGACAATAAAGCAAAAAGGGTGCTTGAATTTCCTGAAACATTGTCCTGATTTTCTCTTCAATTTCAGGAGTAATGGTTGGTGGTGGGTTGCCATTCAATCGTGATAAGATATGAGCTGCATGTTCATAATATTTTGATTTGTTCAACTTCTTCAAAATATCACGAATTTCTTTTTCAGTCATTTGGGCAATGTTCTGAATACGACGCTTTTTGATTTCACTAATGACTTCATGCATAACTTCATCCGGAATAATTGTAGATTCTTTTGCTTGGAACTGATTCAAAATTTCATTAAGGTGATTAATCTTTTTATATGCATAGTTATTTCGTTCTTTGGGAGGATCACGAAACGAAGGAAAATCAGATACAACCATCATATATTCTTCAGAACCACATTTGGGGCAAACTAAAACACCTTCAGATGAAAGCTCCTCTCGAGGAATATTGCATGATTCACAATGTTCAGTTACAAACTGTTTCATTTCAGGAACTTCCATTCCTTTCAGTTTCATACGAGTTGCATATTCCTCAAATAGTTGTTTTTTGGTTTGACTTCCGATATCACTGTTCGTATTTGTAACCAAATATTTCACGAATGTGTTTTCATCCATGCATGAATTAACAGCTTGCTTTGGTTTTTCTGTATTTCCATAATATTGTAGCATAATATCTGCATTTTTCAGATAATATTCCTCAACAGGATTTTTAGAATGTAATCGTTCACGTAAATCTTTTAAGTCTTGTTCTGCTTTGGATGCCTTTACAATTTCCCCAATTGAACTTAAAACATTTAGGTCTTCCATTTCAGTTTCAAGAACTCCACAACGTTCTTCTATTTCTAATGTATTTAGCTTTGTATCCTTCATAGCAGAGACAATTGACGAATGAATATAATCAAGTGTACCTTGTGTTTTCAAAACTACAGAAGAATCTGAAGACTTTTTAATTCGGAAGATGTTCTCCATTTAGTTGTTTCAATTTTTACTCTTAAAATACCAAACATGCTAGAAGTACACTAGCAAGAATTGTAGGAACTATACTCATACTTGATTCATTTGTAAATGATTCTTTCGATGCCTTACAAGCAGATACATCTACCTTTTTGCATAATACTGGATCAAAATCAGCTGATAATGATGTAGTTAAAAAATATGAAGCTCCGCCAGTTGTTACATCACAAGTATAACATTCACAAGCAGGATTTCCATCTGCTATCATTGCATTAAATAAATAAGATGGGTCTAATCCTTCAACATCTTCTAGAATACCTGGAATTAATCCACGCATATCACTTGATAAAAATGATAAATCTGAAAGACCTCCTGGAGGCGAACCTCCGCCTGGAATATTATTAATGTAATTATATCGTGGCTGCACTGACCCATCGGGTGCTGTACATACAGCTCCTGTATTTATAAAAAATTGATTACCTAACGGAGGATCGCCATTAATCAATGCTTGAACATATGTACTAACAGCTCCAGCGTTTGTAGAAATTTGACTAAAGGTTCCATTTGAACCAACACCTAATGAAGAAGGTCCAGGAATAGAATCTGAATAGCTGTAATCAGGACCCATGATGTCTGTACTTGCATTGTCTAAATTAGACCATATTGGATTGTTACCCAGATCTCCCATTACTTGTTATTATAGTTTAAAATTTGTTCTAAAAAGACCATATTTGTCAGCGCACAAGGTCTTTGGGCGAGAATAGCAGATACTGTAGTTCTATAGTCATATCCAAATCGTTTAATACAATACAAAAGAGTCAAAAATCCACTTCTATTAATTCCACATTGACAATGAACAAAAATAACTTTTGAAGTTGAATCGTGTAAAAATTTATCCATAACTTCTTCAAACATTGGATACCAATCTGTAATATTTACATGTTTTGAATCTACTGCATAAATACATGCATATCTTGATGGATTATGTGTTTTAAACCAATCGGGACTATCATTTTCAAATGCACAATTGATTACATGAGTGATATTTTGCTCTTTTACGAATGTAGGTGAAAGCATATAACCAGCACCAAACATTACGCATACATGTAACTTTACGGGAGGTTCAAGCATCCATCCTTTGGAGTTATATCGATGAGGGGCCCAAATATCTGCCATTTATTTTATTAAACATCTTCCCTAAAAACGTAATCTATTATACGCAAATTATTAAATATCAATAAAATGAAGTCTGTAGATCATAGGCATGGCTGCTGCCACACAAATAGAATGAATACAAGCGAGCACTATGCAGTGCTCAAACAACGAGGCAAAGTTATTGCTTTAGCTGGTAACCGCATTGGAAGTCGTTCAAGTGGATGTGGATTTAATGATCAAACAATTCATGCAGAATGTGCAGTAATAAAGAGTCTTGGTGACCTTTCGTTGCTACGTGGATGTGTATTGTGCGTAATTCGCTTAAATAAACAAAATCAAATTTTAGGTTCAAAGCCCTGTTCTGATTGTCAAATATTCTTAACAAAATGTATTGTTAAGTGGGGACTTAGGCGTGTAGAATATTCGTAAAACGAATTTGTAAAAGTTATATTTTTTTTACTTCAAAAGCAAGAATGATGGCTACAAACAAACGAACAAGGGAGGATTCAGAGGAATTTCCCAACAAGACGAGAAAAGTTACATCTTCTTCAGGAAATATTACATTTGCTGAAGAAGTTGAACGTATAAGTTTTACAGAAATTGGAGATGTAATGTTAGTATCAGTTCATAAGAAAGGTACTCATTATAAGTGGATATGTCCGCGTAAATATTTAACAGATACGTCACTCTATTATGGAGAAGTAGTTTGGAATCCATATAATAAGGCGATGCTTGATTTCATTGAATTGAAAACAGGTAAGCTTGTATTTCGTGGTGAAATTAATCCATTTGATGGAAACACTTATTCTGATTGGATCGTAGATCCTCAGTATTAAAAATAATAATAATTATTTTTTTTAAATCAGGCTACTTCCTAACGTTCCAACCACATATGCAATAGCAACTGCTGCTGCTCCTAGAACTGCTGCACCTGAATATGAAACGATTCCTCCTGATGTGTATGTGTGGGGAATGTACTGAAGCAGAAGTGATCTCGGGGTTGAGAGAGAGATGATGACAGCGGCAAGAAAAAATCCAAAATACATCATCAGACTTTTAACCGCATAGCGAATACTGCTGAAGGTAGCATCATGACTATACACTTGGGATGCAGGTTTCTGGGGACTGGTATTAATGGGACTAATAAACGGATCACCTCCACCGGTTACCATTGGAGCAAACGTGGTTGACTGCGGTAAGCTAGGATTCTGAACCGGTCCACTGTTTCCGAATAAAGCACTTAAATCAGTTGCTCCGTCTGCCATTTATTTAAAAGAAGGTATTTCGCATGTAGCATCTTCCGCAGTATATTTGTAACATTTGCCATCCACCGATACAATTTGTCCAACTACATCTTTAACAGATAAGGAAAGGGTCTTCTTTTCGAGAATTGGTTTGTGAAATAGCATAACAGTTACTCCTAATCCAATTAAAAATGAAAGAAATGTTAGGCTTCGTTCATTATGAATAATTTTTAGCACCTGAATCATCATTTGTTTGATGCTATGAAATTAAGAGACGTCGCTTTGTTTGTGCATGGAACTTCTTTTGATGTAAATTTTACACATCCAGTTCCAGTATAGAAACGATTAGGATTGTTTGGTAAAGGAATACCTTTATCATCATGAATGGGTGGCAAAAATACGGAGACTATTAGTAGTCCAGTTAACATTCCACCAAATAGCCACGGTATTGATATCATTGTAATGAATATAGAATTATTGTTTAGCTTATATTTCTAATTCAGGAGAAGCTGAATAAGCACCGCTTGCTTGTGCTGATAGTATAACTCCAGCAACTTCAGCTAAAGGACCTAACCCACCTAATAATTTTAGTGCTGCCTTTGATCCTGCTGGTGAACGGAAAGGTAACTTAGGAGTACTTCCAAATTTCAATTTAGCTACGAATTTAAATGCATCTACTGTAGTTTCTACTGCAGCCTGTACCATTGTAACTTGTGTTATAACATTAACCATTCTTTGTAATACTTGATTGAATGCATCAAGCGAGCTACCATCTGTAATTAAAGCACCATATGTTTCATCACTCAATTCAAACGCTGATTTAAGAGACAATGCCATATAAGCTGTTTCTAATAGTTTTTGTGTAGTAGATTTCTTCTTCGCTACAGTTAGTTCTGATTGAGTAGTTGCATTTTGACGAGATTGTATAGATTTTTCTCTGAGAGCATCCATTTTACTAGATGATTTGGCATCTGAATTTCTTATTTCTTTATTTGCTTTTCTAACCCTTTCCTTTTCTTCTTGATAAGCAATTTCATCTATTCCAGCTTGTTGCCTAGCATTTGATTCCTTAAGTTGTTGTTCGTTATATTCTGCTAATTTAGTTTTAAATTCACCTGCATCTGCACTATTTAATACTCCGATTGCAAGATTTTTAGTTCGACCGTCAGTTAATAAATTAGATGCAGTATCTAATTTTGAATTTGTTGAAGTTAACTTTGCATTTAGTGCTGACAATCTTGCTTGAGTTGATTGAAAATCAGCAGTTGCTTTTTTGTGGTCTTGTGTTTGTTTTTTGCGGTTCTCAATTGCATCATCAATTGCTTGTTTATTTGTTACAGTTCTTGTTTGTGATCCAGATGATTCTGGATTTGCTGCTTTTGCCTTATTATGAGCATCCTGAAGCTTAGCATTAGTAGCTTGCAGTTCTTTAGCAGCTTTCAATTGACTCTGCAAATCAGCTGATGTTAAAACTGAACCTGGTCTTAATGCATTTTTTGCACGAATATTCGAAAGTAGTTCGGCGTCAGTTAATTGTCGTGATACTGGATGAACACTTGGATCTACATCAGGTCTTTTGCTATATATTGCAGCTGGAATACTAGAACGAACAAATGTTGGAATAGGTTTTTTTTGAACTGCAGCTATATCTGTTTGTATTTTTTGTTGTAATGCTGTTAATTGTTTTTGTTCTTTTATTAAATTCTTTAAATTTATTTCAGGAGTCATTCTTTGTTCAGGCCTTATAGCACCTGGACTTGATGGTACATAATTTCGAGGTCTTTGTGGAAAAGATTGCAATGGTGTAAGTCCTCGAGGAGCTGGTGTTATATTTTTCTTTAGAGCTTTTTGATTTTGTTTTTTCATTTCTTTAGCTGCCGCAATCTCCTCATTATTCGTACGTTGAAAATAAAGAACTAATCGTCTATAAGCTTGTAAGTCAACTTCACTATCGAGTGGAGGAGTCGTTTTTATTTGACTTCGAAGAGCAGCAATTTGATCTTTTAATAAATTAATATTAGCAGCCGTACTGTTAAAATCTGGAAATGAAAGTGATGGTATAAACGATGTATCAAGACCTGGGATAACAGAAAGCATATCTACAACTTGTGATGGATCATATATACTTTGAAATACAGCTACGAATGTACCTACAAGACCTTTTGCGAACATACCTATTCCCTTCACTACTGGATCTTTACTTACATATGTAATTGAATCAAGGTCTCGTGTTGCTTGATTACCAGATAATGTATATGCAGGTGGTCTCATCGATTCTGCTACAATAGCATTCACTATTCCAATCATACTAAACCCATCTACTGGATCTTCAAAATACCCTTTATCAACCCAACCAGGATTGGTTAGCCATGGCATATCCTTATTGTGTTTTGCATCTCGCACCATTTCGAATAAATGATCTTCGGTTGCATCAAGTTCATTAATTTGTGATTGAGTAAGATTTGTTCTATCTATAGTGCCATTTTTTACATAAAATGAATCACCTGTATAGATTTCAAATTGGTAATTTTGTAAATCATATATTGTAGCTCTATCTTTAACTATAGTTAAATTAATTATTCTGGGATCTAATGTAGCTCCCATAAGTTCAGAATGTCTGGCTACTCCATCATATTCTACAATAGGTGTATCAATTGTATAATTTGAATAAAATGATTGATATAAATTTGGTACTGACAAGAAAAAACGAGCTCCGGTATTACTATCAACATTTGACATACATGCAAAAATAGTGTATCCAATTAAATCTTTTGCTTGTTGTGTCCATACAGCTACTTCTGTTAAATATTTACTAATTATTTCAGTACTATCATAATAATAATTTCTGTCATATTCTGTTGAATATAA